TTGTACAGCAGGGGCCGTTTCGTGTTGACCATCTTGCCGCCCACCTTCCTCGCCTCGACATACGAGGGGGAGAAATACTCGAACAAGGCCTCCCCACGACGCTCGCGGCGGGAAAGCTCAACGTCCAGTCCCTTCGAGGGGCTGATCTTGTCACGCCCGCCACCGGCGGTAGGAAGCGTGAGCACGTACCAGCGGACAGCCTCCTGATCACGTCGCTTACGAACATGCGCCATGAACCTATCCGAGCACTTGCCTGTCAATATATCCATCTCTATGATTATCTTTTCTAGTGGTTATCCCATGGCCCGAAAACAGACCCCATGGCAATTCAGAGCCCTACCAAGAATCATTTATATCATCTTGATAAACAGCGTTTTATATTTTCAAATATGGCATTACTGAAAATTACCATCTCTCGAAATCTTAGGCTACTTGGAGAGTAGCGTAAAAAGGTAGGAGAATGGTTATTACCCAGTTGTAGAGACGGAGCACGCTCCGTCTCCCACCGTCTGGGAGTAATTTTAAATACCATTTTGAAGGGATGAGACGGGGCACGCCCCATCTCTACAGGGATACACACAGATTATGAGACATGGCGGAATGATACCGAAAACAAGGAGTCGTTTCGCCCGCATCACCGTGTCTATACGTCTAGGAAAAAATGGAAAAATCAAAGAATAGAGAGGGTCAAACACCAATAATGAACAAACAAGCGGATCTATTCGCTTGTTTTTAGCTATTTTTTATTACATTTGCGCCGTGAAAGAATACGCTACTCTCCAAGTAGCCTCACCCCGCTTGAGATTCATAATTATAGACACCGCCAAAGCAGGCGCTATTAACCTCCGTCATTTTCCCTAAAGAGAAACTCCTTAAATAAATTTGTGTTGTCTTGATCGATTTATGCCCCAATAGTTCGCTGATCATTTCAATCGGGACATTTTGTTCTTTTAATGTCATGGCAAAAGAATGGCGAATCGTATAAGAGGTGACATCCGAGGTAATTCCCGCAAATTCTTTCAACGCTTTTAAATTCCGGTTAAATCGAAATAGTGCCGCATTGTATTCGAGGTATTCCTCACGCCCCTCTCTGGTGCCACTCAGAAAGGGAAATAAATATCCGGAATCTCGCACTTTCTCTCCTGACAATTCCTTATACATTGTCTCGGCTGTCTCCAAGATCTCCAGTCTCATCGGTGTCCCGGTCTTCTGACGGTTGTAATCTAATATACCGTTTTTGATATTACCGGTCTTCAAGTGGGCAAAGTCAACGAAAGACATACCCCCAAACAGAAACATCAAGCAAAGCGCCAACTGTGTCTTTCTCTGTTTCCCATCCTCCACCGGGACTGTCATCAGACGGTGTAAATCCTCGATAGGCAAGGACTTCTTACGCTTACTTTCCACACCCGTAAAAATCCCCTTGAATAAAGTGGGAATAAATTCCGCCTTACCGTTCTCCACCGCCTTGTTATAGATACAACGCAAACGCCGCATATAAGTGGAAATCGTATTGCGCATACAGCCGTTCTCCAATAAATAAGCCTCGTACCGGCGAAGATTATCCTTATTAATAGCCGAGTAAGCTATACAGTCGGTTCCGCTATACCTTATAAAGGAGTTTAATGCGTCTTGATAACTCTTAGCCGAGGAATATCGCTTTTCTCGATTCAACTGGGCTATATACTCCCTCATACCTTCTACAAATCCTTTCTCATCCAT